CCTCGACTGCACTTGCATGATAAGTATACAAATCAAGCAGTTGTACAAGGTCGTATGGATCATACTTCGGATTAAGGATGCTGATGCCTTGTTTGAGTGGGTCGCTTATTTCTTGTTTGCTCCCTGTGGCTGGGTCTATGTTGGCTTTCAAGGAATACTTGTTGAGTTCTAACTGGTCCACTACCTGTATTCCATCATCTTTATCAATAGTTACTATGAAACTGTCACTATGTCTCTTTTTTGTCATACTCTATCACTTTCATTATGCTTTGATTTTTCGTTTTGGTCTTAGCCAGTGCCTTGCACTTCCTGTTGCGGTGTCGACCATGTCATCACTGGCTCCTTCTTTGCCGGTGAAACTGACTAGTTGGTCGATTAGGTCGATATTCCAGTCCGCTTTTACGAAGTAGCATCGGTGGTCCTCGGCTATGGCTTCAAGGTCGAAACTTCTTACATTCTTTTTCAAGTGGACCTTGTCACTTCGTATGTGGTGTTTCCTGAGGTCTTTTTCGTTGCGGAACCTGCTGATTAATAGTTTGCTTCCGCTTCCTGGTTCCTGTTCTATCTTGATTAGCACGCCCTTGCCATCACGGTGGGCTGTCTTTTTGAATCGTTTCAGTACCTCGTTACTGCTCCAGTTGCCATGTACTAGGTCTATGAAGTATAGGTTAGTTCCATCATAGCCAGTTAGGAGTCCACTTGTTTGGTCTCCTTCCTTGCCACTTGCGGCGAAGTCCCAGTACCTGAGCATTGGCAAATCCTTCGGAAGCTCATCCAGGGTTATCTGATTATAAATCTGGTGTGTTCGGTCATCCATAAACCACTCTCGTTTGAAGATGTTCCCGTCCCGTTCTACTGGTTGGCCTTGGTATATCGCATTGAATAGGTAACTCCCCATTGCTTTTCGTTCTGCCATCAGCCACTCGGTGCTTCTCTGTGCCGGCCATAAGGCCTCTCCTATTTCCCTGCCGAGTAGGTCATCAGGACTGTCACATATGGCTGGTATGTTAAGGTCTATCCATGTGTTTGGGTCGATAGTGCCACCACTTCGGAGTATGCTTAATCCTTCTTTTGCAGGTATTGTTGGTTCGGTTTCCCTTATAATGCCATGTAGGTCTTTCAAGTGCAATCGTTGTGCTATGACTAACATAATCGGAGGCAAACCATTACTACGCCTCTCCAATCGTGTCTTAGCAGTACCACCAAACCAATCCGCCAATCGCTGCTGCTTAACACTTGACTCGGCATCCGCAACATTCTTGATTGGATCGTCCACTATGAATAATCCTGCTCCGAAACCAAGGATTGACCCTCCGGCTCCGACTGCTAGCATTTGTCCGTGGTATGGGTGGTTGAGTTTGAACTTGTTCTTTGCCTTACTATCGGTGGATAGGCTTACTTTGTAGGGTGATAGGTTGCCGTAGTAGTTTAGTACATCTTTGACTTGTCCGCCAAACTCTGAAGCGAGGCCTTGACTGTAAGCAGTTAAGATAACCTTATCATTTGGGAAGTGTGCTAGGAAATATGAAGCGAAATTCTTTGATATGAGGGTGGATTTCCCATGCCTAGATGGAACACCTAATAATATCTTGCTTACCTTGCCTTGTAATGCGTACTGTAATAATTCAATTATAAGGACATCGAAGTCTCGTGGTTGCCAGTACCCATTGTTAATATAGATGCTCCAACGGCCAAGGCCTAATACTCCATGATTGGTTCGGCTTATGTCTTCCGCACTTATCATTCTTTCTTGTCCTCGATTATCTTTTTCATCAGGTCAAGCTCGCGGTTTAGGAAGTCATCACTTGTCAAATCCACATCTGCATTAAGGTTAGCGTCCGCGTTGATGTTGGCTTCCATTTCCTGCTTCTCTGCAACTACAAACTGTTCAGGGTCAGTAACTTGCAAGAGATACTGCTTCGCCATCCAACTTTTATTTTCCTGAATGTCTTTCATGTTTTTCTGGATGAATTTGGCTCTTGCTCGTTGCATATCTTGATAGAATTTCCTGTATTTGCCACTCTTGGCTTTTTCACCTTTATCCATCCAGTAATATATTGTACTTCGTGCGATACCTACTGCATCTGCACAATATTTGAGTGGTATCCCATCACTATACAATTCGGTTAGGCAGTTGCATATTTCTTCATTGAATTTAGCCATAAAAAATCGGACACCTCCTGTTAAATAGTGTAGTATTCTCTTTTAAATGTTTTAGCGTATTATGTTGAAATAAACGTTAATCAAGATGGTTATAATGGTTAATCCGACACCAATAATTGCTAATAAGCTGCTTATTCGGTTGTGGTTGTCGAGTGTGGTTTGTTTTTGTAGTGCGAGTTCGGTTTCGATGGCTTTGAGTCTTAATTCGAGGTCGGTGTCTCCTTGTCTTGATTGTATCAATAATTGATTAACATTCTCATTAAGCTTGTCTAGTTTGTTTTCCATCTTATCCATCTTAACATATAATTCATCGATTCTTTTATCCTTGAAATCCGCACGGGTTTCTAGTTCTGTTATTTTCCGTGATTGGGCTTGTATTTGTTCTTCGTGTAGGCATTCGACTCCACTCATCCTATCCTCCTAAAATATCTTTTATTCTTGGGTTCTGTTATTATACACTCAAAGCAGTATTATCTTCGTAGGTGTAGTCTGCGGAGTTCTGTCTGGATCGCCTCGTACTCATCCTCGTCATCCTGGTGCCTGTGTGGTCCTAGTGTGCCGGTGCCTTTTTTACGAGCCCAGCAGTAGGTTTTGTTCTTGGTGTACCATCGGCTGAAGTATATTCGGTTTTTGAGTCTGCGGGCTTCCTGGCTGCAATCGGTGCTGCAGTATCGTTGGTTTTTATATTTTTTCGTGTATGGTTTTCCGCATAGTTGGCAGTAGTGAGTGGTCATATTAAAAATAGGGTTAAAAGTATTATTTTTTTGGTAGTGGTAAAAAAAGAGGGAGGGGCCTGCGCTTTTTTCGAGGCCCATAAAAAAAAGGGTTATGGTTGCTGAAGCCCTCAAAAAAAGAAGGGTTTCCCTCCCCCAGTTTTTTACTATATTATGATATAGTTGCATATTTTTATATCGCTGATTCCTTAAACAATGGTTTTTTTTGGAAATATTGTTGGCTTGGTTTGGGTTTGAACCAAAAATCCATGCCAGTTAAAAGAATAAACTTGTTTTTTCACCATTTTTGGATGATACATTTCCCATTTGTTGTGTTTCAAATCCTTTGTAGGAGGGACTTAATGAATACTATATTTTGCACAAATTGAAGATTGCTGTTATATTTTGGCTATATCATAGAAAAGGTAAAACTATTTGCTTTGCGACGATTTGACTTTTAATTACTTGGAACTTTGTATTTAATGAATTGCTATATGCACATTGTATAAAAGAAAAAGAAAGGAGCACGGTGGAAGATGTTTAGTATTATTTGTTTTGGGAAGTATCATCCAAAAAATTTGATTAGGTGAAAATGTTAAGCTTCCCCTTGTTCCCTTTGTTTTCCTCCTATACTATTAATAATTCTAGACGGTTTAACCCCTGAGTTTTAAGCGTTGTAATTCCCTTTGTATCCTTTCATACTCTTGGTCATCATCACTTAACCTGTGTTGTGTTAGGTTGCCGGTTCCAGGACGGAAAGCACTATTGTCTATGATTTGTTTATTCCTTATCTGATTATATCGTCTTCGTGCATACTCGCATTTCTGTTCACGGTGCCGATTACTACTGCAAGTTTTACTGCAATATTTTTGGTTGGGATACTGTGGAATGAATCTTGTTCCGCAGTATCCGCATTTCATTCCCGCTCTAGACGGTTCTCGTATAATTTGATGCATATCCGTAGGTCTTCAAGGTCTGATTTTATCCTCTTGTTAGTGTCTGGATCCAAACCATTTTTTGGTAATTGTTGGTAGAAGTTTTGTATGAATCTTTCAAGGTCATTGATTGTATCGTTTATGATGTTTAGGTTTCGTTTGGTTTTCATCTTATCCTCTTCTCTTTTAGTAATCTTTCCTGTTCAGTTACTAGTTCCTGGCGGAAGTTAAGCAACTCTGTTTTTCTTTCATCAAGTGAGTGTATTCTTTTGTCTACCATTTGGATGCTTCTTTGTACCTCTCGTAACATATTCTCTAATTGATTAGGCATTATTATCAGCTTCTTAGTATTTTTCTTATCTTGGCGATTGTTCTTTCGTATTCATTCAGTTTTCTGTCTTGTCTGTTAAGCTCATCAATTAGTTTATGGGCTTCCTTGTCGGTTAATCTTGCAAGGTAATTCCCATCTTTTTTGATTAACCGGTTCTGTATGTCATATTCGTATCTGCCATTCATTTTATAGTTCTCTCCAGTAGATGCCTTTTTTGTTCAGGATTTTGCTTAGGTAGCCGGGGCTTATTTTGAGTTCCTGTGCTACCTGTTTCAATGTTTTCCCATTGTCGTGCTGTTCTTTCCAGTAAGTGTCTGGGATTTTTTGGATCGTGTCCATGGTTGGGCTGTGTCTTAGGTGTGGCCAACCGTATGTTTTGCGGGCTTGTTCTATTAGGTCTTTTAAGGGTATTGTCTTGGTTTCTGTCATTTTCACCATCTTAGTTTTTTGTTGGTTTCTTTTTCGAGCTTGTCGGTGGTATCATGGGTTAGCCAAAAGCGAATATAGTAATTGCTAATATGCTTGCACTTTGGGCATTGTACATAATACTTCCGTTGTGTTAGGTAGTGTAGGAATGCCCAAACCTCGCTTATATGGATAGGGCTTCCGCAGTAATTGCATTTTAATCGTTGCATTTGTTTCTCCTTTCTTCATCTGTTAATGTGTTCCAGTGTTCAAAGTCACAGCAATCGTGGATTAGTGTTTTGTGTCCTGTGTGTCCTTTGTGGCAGTATTCGCCATTATGGTCTTGGTCTAAGTATATGCAATTATCACAATCACTCATCATCAACCACCTCTATTTTGACTCCCAACTCTTCTGCAAGTTCAATCAAATTAGTATTCTCTTTTTCAAGTTGGTCAATCATTTCTTGTTGTTCATTCAACAAATTTTCCACTTCCTTATTAGTCAGTCTCCTTGGATATGGGTGGGCTAAATCCTCAAAGATTGCTTCATTCCCTTTTTCATATGCAAGTTTAAATCGTTTCTCACTCATCATAACTTTCCTCCTCGCAATGTAATAAAATCAATTTCATTGTAATTTCCTATCCTCTTTAAGTGTTGTAGGTGTTCGCAGTCATCATAATTAACACTCACTTTAACAATTTTCTCACCATCTCCATTTTCAATCAAGTGCAATAGATGACTTGCTAAATCCCTAACAGTTATTCCCTTTTTTTCACTCATCAATCATCACCACTACCTTTT